GTTGTTATAGCAATCGAAACTTCCACCAACTTCCTTTGGAGCGCCCTCTAGAGACGTTAATTGGTTGTTATAGCAATCGAAACTTCCACCAACTTCCTTTGGAGCGCCCTCTAGAGACGTTAATTGGTTGTTATAGCAATAGAAATCTCCCGGCCAAAAAGCCTTATCGCCATCAACTTTGTTACCATGTTCGTCGAATAGTTGAATGCTTCGTTTCTTGCCTGTGACTTTTACTTCCCATTTAGTAGCTGTGACTAGTTTTTTCATGTTTTGCCGCCTGTTCGCGCTGCTCTCGCTTCGCATTATTTAATGTTTATGTTTTGTTATTATCTTAAAAGTCTTCCAGATGTATAGACACACAATGGCGACGATGAGAAATAGGAGAACGGCGGCCATAAAAGCTTCTATTGGTGTCATATAATATGCCCTATAAGCCGTAACCAATCTACAGTGCTAGGAAAATCCTGCTCCCACCAGTCTATGCCTGTGCGCTCGATTAAAAGACCTCTAGTGATAAACTGAGCGGCCTTTATCTCTTGAATGTGTGACAAGCTGTAAATTGTTTCGGCCCCTTTATGGGAGTGAATATAAAACAACTTTTCAGTTTTATGGAAGCATACAACGATGTCCTCATCGGCACCAAGAATAGTTAAGTACATTCTATTTACTGTGTCACTAAACTCTGTTTTGCTTTCAATCATCGGTGTCATTTCAATCATCGGTGTCATTTCAATTGCCTTGCTATGTACTCCGCATGCTTAGTATTACCTATTTTTCGGGCCTCATCATATGCGCGCATCATAATTTCTAGGTATTCCCTATCCTCTTTCAATTGTCGACGGTATAGTAAGTATTGCATTCCAATAAATCCAGTAAGGATACCTAAAAATAAGCTCATAATGCCTCCGACATTGAAGTATCAAAGTCATTAGAGTAAACATCTCTAAGTGCTTTGTGACTTTCATTTGTTTCATCACAATGAGAGCATTCAATCCAACTAAAGTCAGTACCAATTATTTCGACTTCCTTATTTATCGAAGCATCATCAAGTAAACTGTATTTTATTTCCGCAGTCTGAGCATAGTAAAGCTCTCCAATATTGCAACATGGGCATTTCATAGCTTTTCTCCCTGGCCAACACACATGAACATAATATCAGCTGTGGGCCTTGTGTATTTATAAAGATTTTCTAAAATGTAAGCATCGGCCCAACATGTCTCTTTAGTCTTATAGGCACTGTGATATACGTCGAATACTGAATCCTGAGGTTTAATGTGAGGTTGATTGAATTGTACTGTCATAATTAAGATAAAAACGTTCATTATTTAACTCCTTTAGTATCTACACGGTATTTTTCAACCAACATAGCATATTGGGCCTGTCTGTTTTCTTCACTGTCATCGGCCTTATAAATAACTTCAAGCGCCTTACTGATTTCGCTGAGTTTCATTATATTGACCGGCACTCGATCAAACCAATGATTGTAAAGATTTTCGATAGTGGCCTTAAGTGCCTTATTCGTTTTAGGTCTTGATGTAAGTGTCATTATGCGGCCCTCAATAAAGTAGTGCGGTGTTTAAGTGCATGGTATAGGTCAATCTTAAAGACCGCTTCGAATGCTTGAATCTCTGACAGCATTAATTCACCTATACCGTTCTTAAGCCTAAAGCATCTAGTGGTGTTAATGCCTGATTCGTTTGATAATTCCTTTAAGGTCATTTGACCATTGATGGCCATGAGGTTTGTTAATAGTTCCATTTGTGCTTTTAGTGCTGCGCTCATTAGTTTTCCCCTAAAATACTGTTATAGTTTTTATTGTTTTCTTAAATTCGTGCTGTATATCGTCAATAGCTATTTCGATGCTTGAATAGTCGTTAGCGTCGAATTGCTCTGACAACCATTCCTTAAAAGCGTCTATAGCGTCGTTTTGGGCCTCAATGGCCGCTTTATAGTCGTCTAAGGTACCTTTGACCTCTTCAAGTTCTTCTGTGACCTCTATGAGCTTATTTTCAAGCTCTTCGATTTCGCTATCACTTAGGCGTTCGTCGACATTTAAGGGTTGTGATAGTAGCTCTAAAGTTATTTGAGGTTTTATTTTTGTGTTCATAGCATTAATCCCAGTGCGGTTTAAGTTTGTCTTTATAGTATTCTTCTAACGCTTCCTTTGCTTGCTTGTAAGCCGCCAACTTTTCGGGAAGGCCACTGTGCTCACATTCCTTTTTAAGATTCCAGTCGCCGTTAGCATCTAGCTGTGTGACGTATTTAACTGGAATCTTTTTAGCACGCATAACCTTATTCTTGGTTCTGACATCATAAAAGTAATTTGCTTGAAAGCGTGTGATGCAGCTCATATGTACTCTCCTAATAATTAATACATTCGTAGACATTATCGTAAGGCGCATTATCTTGATCTTGCCATTCAACTGTGAAGTCTCCTGAATATCCAGATTCGTTGCACACGTCGCATTCATTTTGCCTGTTAGCGACACAAGCGCAACGGTTAGCATCTAAAATGACGTCGACTGTGGGATGATTGAAAGGGCCTACAAACAATACATTACCGGCCCAGTCTTCCATGATAATTAGATCATTAAAGGGTTTTAATAGTGTGCTCATTATTTACCTTGCCCTTGAAATAGAGCTTTCATGTCCGCTTCCTCACGTTCTAATTTCTGATTGTATAAAGCAATCTTTTCGGCCCTTGTGAGGTGTTTGATTTCGACGACACAAACGCTTCGTAGAGCACTTAATTGCTTGGCGCTAAATGATACGCCCATGATACTTGCAGAGCGTGCGCTCGGTTTAGAGGCCTTGAGTGTGAGGCGGCACTTCGAAATAGAAGTTTCCGCGGAGCGTGCGTTCGCGCATAGTGCTAAAGATGCAAGGACAAAAAGTAATTTAAGTTTCATGTTACCGCCAAGGTTTAGTTTAAGGCATGGTTGCCGACGAATATTATAGTATCATATTACAGTATCTATGTCAATATGCTTGTAGAAGTGTGTAAGTATTATAATAGGCAAAGTATGGTATAAAATAAACTGCGCAGTTATTAAGTACCTGAAATCGGGTTTTAAATACCAGTGGTTTTATACATATACGGTCAAAAAGGGCGTATAGTACGCGTGGAAATATACTTGTTTTTAGCGGGGTAAGGGCGGAGTATAAATCGCTGTGTATAAATTATACTTTTAGATATTCTCTAAGTCCTTATATTTACTACTATTACATTAAAGTAGTAAATGGTATAAGTAAGAGTAAACCTCTATGAGTTTTTGGGGAGTGTATAAAAGTGATGGTATAAAATCTAATAGGATAGGTCTTAAATGATTTATACCATTTAGTACCGTAATCACTGTAGATTTATACTCCTCTCTAAGGCCTGTTAAAACAACTAAAAAACCTGAGAGGCGCTCTAAGGCACGCGCTAGTTTGCCTCTAATTCCCACCAAGTCCTCACCGCTTCAAATATTTCGGCGAGCGCACATACCATAATACTTAGCAGACTTCGACGGCCTGGCCGCATGACGCACACTCAACATATTACAATACCTTTAAGCCGTTGATATCCTGTCAGGCCTTAAACACAATGAGCGTCAGCGAATACTCTCCCCACATTACTTGAAGTCATTAGCGCCGTTCTGAGACGTTTAAATCAGAGGGCCCCTATGGGTATAGCGGGCCGCTAATGCCTTGTAGGCAGGGCAGGCACGCACGCGCTGAGAATTCGAAGCACACTAACAGACGCATAGGCGCGCTGGCCTCTGAGGAATTAGAGGGCACGCTCATATATGCATAGGCGCGCAGAGGACTTAGAGGAATTAGAAAGCTTAGAGGTCTACACAGAAAATGTTTAGGAGAGTTCTTAGGAATTGAAAGTGCGAAGAGAGGGTGCCCCCCTTTGAGGTCCTGAGCGGGCGGAGAGGATGGCACCTTGAATTTTTATATTATTTTAAAATATTTATAACGCTAAGTATTATAGTACCTTCCATCACCTTACATCACCTTCCATCACCCTTCAGTAGTGATTAGTAAATATTCTTGCCACTGCCCACACCTATGAGTCATACTGTATTTAGAGGAAAGGATGGATTTTAAGTTAAACGAAAAACACAAACTATTTATTAAATCCTACATCGGGGATTCGGCGACCGCGATGCAAGCGGCGGGCTATGTAGGCACACGACAAGAACTGGAAAAACGTGGCAATGATCTTTTAAAGACCCCAGCAATCGCCGACGCCATTCGTGAGCGCAGTAAGTATCTCGCCTCTTCCATTCGCATGATTGCCCAGACAGAAGAGATCCAAGGCTTCTGGTCAGACATCATGAGAAACTCTGACCCTTACCATATTCCGGAAGTCGACGCCAACGGAGGAACCCTTCCCCCAACGAACATTCCTCTGCCCACACGTATCAAAGCATCTGAACAACTAGCGAAGTCTCAGGGTATGTTTATTGAACGTATCGATGTCAGATCGCAAGTATCCTTCGTCGAAATCATCCAGGACGCATATTCAATCTCAGACTCAGACCTCCAAAGAATCGAAGCGGAGTATGAGCACAACAGGCAACGAAAGATCGACGCCCAAAAAATGAAACAGGAATCACAGATTATAGACGGAGAGTTCAATGACCTTTTCTAGTAACCTCGACGATTTATTTAATGCGTCTCCTGCTCCAGTGCTTCAGTCAGCAGCTCCACTATACTCGCCTTCTGCCCCGCAGCTAGTTGATGCATTTGGTAAACCCTTCACAAATGAAACACTCATTACCACTAGTCAAACGCCTGAGTGGTTTAATCTCGACACCTATATACCTCCTCAGAATCGCCCGGTGGCACCTATGCCGAAGGAAGCTGACGAATACGCTAAATACGCAGGGGCTCCTGCCCCACAATGGTCTACGAACTCAATAGACCACTTAAATAAGCCCTCTACTCTTTTGCCTGCCCATGTCATAAAGCTTTGGCAGCATAAACCTGTCATATTTTTCCGTGATGCCATGGATATTACTTTAGATCCTTGGCAGGAAGAAGCGACAGAAATGTACAACACCCATGCGCGTGTTGGATTACTTGCATCGAAGGGTGTTGGAAAAACTGCGAACCTTGCCATGATGTGCTGGCACTTCTTCCTTTGCTTCTACAGACCGAAGATTGCATGTATGTCAATTTCAGAAGCACACTTAAAGTCTAACCTTTGGGCCGAACTTTTAATGTGGCGCTCAAAATCGAAGCTATTACAATCAAGTTCAACAGACGGTCTTACAAGAATCAGTCTCAAAGGACACGAAGGGTACTCGTTTATCGATGCCAGATCATATCCAAAGTCTGCTGACACCGCTACGATGGCCGCCAGTCTCGCAGGTCTCCATAACGACAACGTTGCCTTCTTCATCGATGAAGGGGGATCAATTCCAGACGCTATTTACAACACTGCCGATGCTGCCCTGTCTGGGGGAGACGGCCCAAGAAAGAGAGCACGCCTTGTCACAACTGGAAATCCGGAGAAGCCTGAAGGAACTATTTACCGCGCTTATAAAGAATCCCTCAAAGAAGCAAAAGATCGCGATCCTGAAATGCCCGAATGGGCTGTCTATAGAGTTACAGGTGACCCCCTTGACCCTAAACGCGCTCCACGAGTTGATATCAAGTGGGCACAAAGTCAGATCAAGCTCTATGGAAGAGACAATCCATGGGTTAAAGTTAACGTGCTATGTGAATATCCAGACGTTGCATCTGATAAGCTCCTTACTGAGGAAGAAGTCGACGCAGCAATGAACCGTACAATTGAGCAGCGAGAAGTCGTCCGATCTCAAGTAAGGTTAGGAGTCGACGTTGCCCGCGGTGGTATCGATGATAGTGCCATCGTTAGAAGGCGTGGACAGAAAGTTTATCACCTTCAAACAGAACCCTCTTCCCTTACAGGGCCGGAGCTTGCAGGTAAAATCCAATTCATAGTAAAGGAGCATAAAGTTGAAAGAGTCTTCATTGATAACACTGGTGGTTACGGTGGATCAGTTATTGACAATCTTAACCTAGGTACACGGTTTATCCTCGTTACCCCTGTGGTGTATAACGCCAGTGCGCAGGATAAGGAACGCTTTGCTAATCGGCGTGCGGAAATGTACGTCAGAATGCGAGATTGGATCAAAGCGGGCGGCTGTCTTCCTAAAGATGAAAAGCTTAAGCAAGAACTCTTAGCACCAGAAATTTGGTTCATAGGAAATAAGTTCCAGTTAGAAGACAAGGCGCAAATTAAAATCAAGATTGGGCGCTCGCCAGACCGTGCGGACGCACTAGCTCAAACCTTCTGCGATGTCGAAGAGGAAAGTGAAAATGCTGGATATATCGACGACCCATATGGGTATCAGCAACAGTTCCGAGGACATGTATCTGACCCCCTTAGTCAGTCGGCGAGCGATTATCACAGTCAATATAATGCGAATCACCACAGTTCTTAGCTTTCTTTTTAATTAAAAGACGGTTAAGCTTTGTTCAGGAGATCATTATATGGACCCAGTAACAGCAGCTATTTTAATCGGTATGGCCATCACTTCAGCAGGTGTTGGTGTGTATCAGAATAATAAGGCCGTGAAGGCACGCAACGCTGCCAACAAAGAGCAGGAGAAGCTCCGTGTAGACAGTATCCGCGCAGAGATCGGGGCCCAAGATCAACAGACTAACCTGGCATTAGGCAATGCTGCTAGTAGAAGAACTGCTCCAATGCAACCCTCTTTTGCTTCTGCAGCCCTGACAGGAAACCAGTCAAGTAATACAACTATGGCCCCTAGCTCTGCAGGGACTTTTTAAATAAGAGGTAATTTATGGCCGTTAAAAGATCTATGAAGAAAGCTAAAGCTGCTCCGATCACTCGCGCTTTCAAAAGAAAGGGTCCGGATTATACCAAAGTTAAATCATTAAAAGAAATACCTCTTAATAATGATTCGTTTCCTCTTATAGAAGATCCTAATAAAGCAGAGATTAATATGGATGAAGTCGACGACTCAGTAGACCTTAATGACGACGGAAAGTCGGATGATGGAAGCTATGAAAGTGCGGAACCTGTTAAACGCTCAATTAAAAGAGCGCCTTCACAAGCAGTTACATCATTAGATGAGGTATTGGACCCAATGGTTGATGCTGCAGATGCTGAAGTGGATTTCATGGAAGCCCCTTTAACTCCTAAGCAACAAGCAGAGAAAGATGCTCTTGAAGGCGCGAATGCTGCAGCAACTGCAGGAAATTTAGCGTTGCCTGAAAGACAATCAATTGCGGACAGGGTGAGAGGATTCCAAGAAAGAAACAAGAGTAAAGCTTCGTACCAAGAATTTATGGCATTATCCCCAGAAGAACGTGCAGTAATTTTGGATGAAGAGCAGAAGGCAAGTAAAGCTAAACGCAGAAATAAGTAAGGATTACAATGGACGAAAAGTACCTATATAACCTGGCAGATTGTGAGAATCTTAGAAGGTACATGTTGCAAATGCGCGACCCTTACCTTCCCAACTGGAAGACTCAGGCAATGTTCCATGATCCTAAGAGATTCATGGCAGACCCTACTTCTAGGGACACAGCTGCGATCCTAAGGGCGCGTGCCGTCCTAGATAACACAGCAGGATATGCTAAGAGAACATTCGTCGCCGGAATGATGAACGGTTCGACGTCTCGCGCTAGGCCATGGTGGACCCTCAAAGAACTTGATGAAGAGGTAGACACTGCGACTACTCAAAAATATATTGCCAGAAACGTCTCTCAGCTTAATCAGTTGTTCCAGACGTCGAACCTATATAGGACTCTTCCAACATCATATGGAGATTTAGGGATTTTCTCTAACTCTGCATTCTCGATGCTGCCACATAAACTTAATGCGTTTATTTTTAAAAATATTCCATTAGGGTCTTATGCATTCCTTACTGACTCAGAAGGTATGGCGAACACGTTCGTTTGGGACTTCACTATGACCCTTAGGGAAATGGTTGAGGAGTATGGAGTTAAGAAGGCCACGGGGAAAGTGGACTGGTCTAACTTTGAGCCATGGGTAAAAGACTCATATATGAAGGGTGAGTATTACAGAATCATTCAGCTTTCATTACTAGTAGTTCCAAACCCTAACCCGGTTCCAAATTCATTGATGCCTCAGTTCGCTCTTAACTTCCAAATGTACGTTTGGATCCAAGGAGAGGGAAGTGTACCAAACGGTTCTTTTGGCGGATCCCTGCAAGCAGGATTTAGATACTCTAATCAGAATACTTATAAACATGAACGATTCTCTCAAAAAGATGGGATGCAGTCTTTCATTAAAGTCTCTGGATTTGAATACTTCCCGTTCATTGTTAATAGATGGGAACTTTCAATTGATGGCGTATGGGGTGTTAACGGCCCAGGTGAAATGTGCATTCAGGAAGTCCAAGTACTTCAGGAGCAAGAACGTTTCCACCTTGAAGGTATCGAAAAGATCGTACGTCCAGCAATGATTGGGCCTACCTCATTAAGAAGAGCACAGTCGTCGATCCTTCCAGGGTCAATGACATATGTCGACGAGATGAGCGAAGGGACTAAATACAGAAAAGCTTATGATGTAGACCCGAGACTATCAGAGCTTATTGCTTCTAAGTCAGAGTACCAAGCACGTATCCGTAAATCATGGTTCGAAGATCTATTCTTAATGATGGCCGGAGATGAAAAAATTTCTCACGTCACAGCAAGAGAAATTGAAGAACGTGCGGCTGAAAAAATGACTGGTATTGGACCTGCACTTGGGCAACAAGATCAGGATCAGAACAGCCCATTAATTACTAATGGATTCCTGTTGGCCGGTAAGATTCCAGGTAAGCTTCCACCTATGCCAGAGATCCTGCAAAATGTTCAGTTCAGACCGGAGTACATTTCTATCCTTGCTCAAGCAGCAAAAGCATCGATGATTCAAGGAGACGACAGACTTCTAGAATACGTGAATAATCTGGCGACTGTTACTCAGAACCCAATGCTCACAAAAATGTTAAAAGGGCCTGAGATGATTCGCCAGCGTGCAGACTACATCGGATCGAATCCAGCGATGTTACTCGACGAAGAAGAATTCGCCGAAGTAGTAAAAGCAGCTAATGAAGCTATGGCACAACAGACTCAAATCCAAAATATGAACACATCTTCACAGACAGCGAAGAACTTATCTCAAGCAAAAACCGGAGAAGGTTCGTTGCTTGACAGTATGCAACAGGCACAGGAAAGGGTCTAATGACAGAGAAATTTTTTGATGAGAACGGTTTCGACCAAGATGGGTATGACAGGGATGGATATAACGCCTATGGAGAACTAAATCCTTTAATGGATGAATTCAATATGGAAAAAGAAGATATCCGAAATGTCTGTAAGTCTGTTCATGGAAGACGTTTAATATGGCGTATTCTTTCTTTCTGTGGGGTTTTTAATGACTCTGAGCCGGGGATTATTGATTCTCTTTTAAGAGAACAAGTCGGTAAACGCCGCACGGGTCTTTATATAATGGGGATTCTAAACGAAGCAGATCCTGCGATCTTGCTTAATATAATGAACGAAAACTTTATCAAGGAAAAGGAGAAAGACAATGCCAGAAGAAACTACCGCCTATAACCCAGTTGAAAGAGCACTGGTTGATTTTTACGGCACAAACACAGATACTAATCCTATTGTGGAAACCCCTGCAGATATAGCACCCGTAATTACGGCGCCAATTGAAACACCTGCAGCTCCAATCGTTGAAGCTCCAAAGGCAGTAGAGGCCCCTGTAGTTGTTGCTCCGGTTGAAACTCCTCCAGCTCCAATTGTAGAAGCTCCAAAGGCCACTGCGATTGATACTGAAGAAGGCTTTGAGATTACTTTGGCAGAAGACAGTCCTTTAAGTGACACGGATCTCGATGACATTTTCGCTTTAGCGGAAAAAAAGAATTTAGATAAAGATGAGACTATGGCGCTCATTAAGAATAAAGAGGACTTCTACAATCGTGGAAGAGACACAGTAATGGGTCAAGCTCAAAGAGTTCTTAAGGCCCAAGAGGATGCGTATAATGCGGATCCCTTATTCAGTACACCAGCTGCTCGTGCTGCCAATGAAGCAAAGATTGACAGTGTACTAGCTAAGTTTGGAGGGGATTTTAAAGAGAAGTTCCTTAATTCACCTCTTAAGCATGACCTACAACTTTCGAAGATGCTTCACACTATTGGAGAGGTCATGGAAGCCGACGACATTCGCATGACTGGATCGTCTCACCGCGCTCCGACTGCGGTTGCGGATACAAAGGAATCACGCTTAATGGCAAATTATCCAGAGCACTTTAAAAAATAACTTGACACAAACATGTATGTGCTTGATCCTTGAATAGATTACACGAATTTTTAACATAGTAGGAGAAAACACTATGGCTACACTTAGAGCGACGGACCCAACTTTACTAGACGTGGCACAGAGAGCTGGAAATGAATCTATCAGAGACATGGTAGAAATTCTTGCTCAGTTCAACCCAATGCTAGAAGATGCTCCGGCAATTCCAATGAACAAAGGTCTATGGCATGAAAATGCTATCCGTACTGGACTACCTACACCTTTCTGGGGTCGAGTATATAAAGGGGTTCCTACTTCAAAAGGAACAGTGCAAATGGTTCGTGATACTTCAGGATTCTTAGAGTCAGCTTCAGAAGTTGATGAAAGAATTGTTGATGATATCGAATCAGCATTAGGGCAAGCTACAACCCGTCAGGACGAAGCTGAAGCTCACATGGAAGCAATGGGACAAGAGATGGCGCGTGCGCTTATCTACTCTGATTCTTCTACAAACCCAGATCGCCCCACAGGTCTTGCACCACGTTTCTCTTCTAAGACAGCAGAGAACGGGAAGCAAATTATTGATGCAGGCGGAACTGGCTCAGATAACACTTCTATGTGGATTGTTACTTGGGATAAGAAAACAGTTGTATTACTTTACCCTAATAAAGGTAAAGCAGGTATTGAACGCTTCAACCGTGGTAAGATTAACCGCCAAGATTCTAACGGAGATACTTTCTTTGTTTACAGAGAAGACTTCAGATGGCACATGGGGCTTACAGTTCGTGACTGGAGATATGTAGTTCGTATCGCTAACATCGATGTGTCAGACCTGACAACAGATGCAGCGACTGGAGCTAACCTTATTAATCTAATGACTGAAGGCTACTATAAGCACTATGGACGTAGAACTAAAGTTGGTAGAACATTTATTTACGCTAATACAACTATCGTAAAATTTTTGGATTACCAAGCTAGAAATACTCCAAAGAATCTTTACCTTGGATTAAAAGAAACAGGTGTAAATGCTTCGGAAGTATTAACGTTCAGAGGGATTCCTATCCATGAAACGGATGCGATCCTTGAAACAGAAGCAAGAGTAGTTTAATTATTTAATGATAAACGGAGACATTATATGATTTTAGATAACCGAGTATTGTTTTCAGATGCACAAGTAATTACTGCCACTGCGAACTCTACAAACGTAATTGACCAACTTCCATTAGGTAAAACTTATGACGGAGTTCAATTAAAGCGTAGAAGTAATTTTATGCAGATTCCTTTACTTATCCAAGTAACGGAAGCCTTCAACAACCTTACTTCTTTAGCAATCGTTCTTCAGACTGACGATGATGAAGCCTTCGGGACAGCATCAGAAGTTATCAGAATGACAATTCCTTTAGCTTCTTTGATTGCGGGCCTAATCGCTCCAATCGATATGGTTCCAAGAGGACCACTGAAGCGTTACCTTCGTATGCGCTACGAGGTTACTGGGACTGCGCCATCAACAGGGAAAATCACTTCGGGGATCGTAGCTGCTGTTGACGGAAGAAACATTGGGTAATAAGCTAGTTTAAAGAAAAACATAAAGGGTCCCTAGGGGCCCTTTTTTATTTAAGGAAACACGCCCATGTCAGACAAAAGAATCCCGGTAAGAGCATTAAGAGAAGGTTTTTTCGATAGTGAGATCAAGGTTGAAGGTTCAAAGTTCTATGTAAATACAGTCGGCGAACTTGGATCATGGATGGAACGTCTTGATGGTGGCGTTAACCCTAAAAAGGACGCGCATTTAAAGGTAGCTAAGATAGTAGAAGAAAAACTATTCCTTCCAGTTGATGCAAAGAAATTAAAAGACCCAGCTCAAATTGAACGTGAAGCTAAAAAAGCAGTAGCAGAATCCCATAAATCTAGGCCTTCAGTAAATGAAGTGACAGGTAATAAGCAGGAAGAAATTCTTGATGGTGAGGTTGTGGAAGGTGAAGTAACCGAAGAAGTTCTTACTCCTGCTCAGAAAGCTAAGATCACAAGAGAAAAGAATGCTGCCGCTAAAGCTGCAGGGGCCGTAAAGAAAGCTCCAGCTAAGAAAGGCGCTAAAGAAATTAAATCACTGTTCTAACCTGGAGGCCTAGTGCAATTAGTAACTAAAACTGAAGTGTTCAACATGACGGTACTTGCATTAGGCCAAACAGCCCCCATTGTACTTGCTGATGGGGATAACACCCTAACGGCCAGAATACTCCGCCAATGGTACGAACTGGCACTTACAAAGGCACTTTCTAGGACTGATTGGAGATGCTTTAGAAAAACATCTGCCTTGGCCCTATTGCAAGATAACTTCTCTCCAACTTGGGAGTTTCAATATGAACTGCCCTCAGATGCAGAGACAATACTTGCAGTGGATTTTGATAACTTCTTCCCAAACTATGACACTCTTCCTGACAGAAAAATTCCATTTGAGTTAAAGTATAACGGTTCTTCTAGAACTATTATTTCCAATGTTCCTTTTGCATGGGCCTCTTATATTGTCCGCCCTGCTCCTGGAGTTGGCTTCCCCGCACATTTCGCCGAAGTACTTTCATTAATTCTTGCAGAACTTGCAGGTCCCGCTCTAATCACAAATAACTGGCTACGAATGAAGCAGGGATTTTTAAGTGATTCAAGAGAGAGGATTTCGCAGTCGGTAGCACAAGACTTAGGTCAGCAACCTGAGCGTAGAGATCCGAAAAGTTCGTTCGCCGACGCTCGTAGGGATTAAGTAGTTCAATTATAATTCATCTCATGTTAGGATTTCTGTAAGGAGCCTATAATATGAGCAGCGGAAAACAATTATCATTTGCGTTTGGAGAGGTCAGTCCTTCTATTCAATATAGAACTGATACTTCCATTTATCCGCAGGCCCTTAAAACTCTTTATAATGGATATGTAAAGAAAGGTGGCGGGACGCCTAACCGTCCAGGAACCAAAAATGTAGGTACTGCAATCTACCAAGATAATTTAACTCTGCTAGATGGAGAGGTTGGGGTGAGAATTTTCCCTTTCTACGCTCCAGATGGCGAGTTTTTCTTTATAGAGTTAAAGGATCGTTTGTCTGCATTTGACAGCGGATCAGGTCAAAGTGTTTTGAGGGCATATAGAATAACGGGAGAGACGATCTCCGATTACTTCCTTGTCAATAGAGTTTATGACTTCAGAACTGCTGGAGAGAAGTATGATCTTTCGAGAGCTTCATACGCCCAGTTAAATGAGACGTTAACAATCTCTGTCCCATGTAGCTTACCTTCAGATACTCCTCTGGATGCTAGGTATAGAACGTTCATTATTACATACACTGAATTGGGAGTAGACCCTTTCAGTTATACCGCCCTTTTCCCAAGACCATCTAGAATTGGAACTCCTTCTGTAACGCCTGTGACGATCTCTTGTTATGGGACGGCGGACCTATTAAATGGGGCAGTAAGTTATACTATTATGCAAGAGCAGGATGATGGCTCCGAAGTATTCTGGAGAAGATTAAATTTCAGTAGCTGTAACCCAAATATTGAATGTCAGTCGAAACTCTCGTCAATAGACGTGCCAGATCTTCCAGGAGTTAAACAATATAATATTTATAGGGCCGCAGGAGAAGTGTTTGGAAGCCATTCTTCTTTAATTGCGAGAGTCCCGCCCCAGGCAGCGGCCTTTGTTTTTCAAGATTTCTTGGTGAACCCCGACATCACAATTCAGCCTCCAACAGATCAATACTTGTATCCAGTTGAAGTCGTCAATCCTTCTCCATTGCTTGAGAAGTCAGAGCACATAAAAGCACTATTCTATTACAAGAGTAGAGCAGTTATTATCTATCACCCGTATAAAGTATTCGAAGGTGGTGTAGTAAGATACAGGTATTCTCCAGGACAGTTTGGCCTATCAAAGATCGGAGCGCCTAAGATGATGGGAAGACCCCTAACACCCAACATAATCGATGCCTTCTCTGCGACCATACCTAACGATAAAATTTCAGATATTACAAATTATCTGGTTATTAACAGGCTAATCCTTTTCACTAAGGATGTAGCTGTAATGATCCGTGGAGGAGAGGCAGGAATTTTAACTCCTCAAACAGTGAACCCGGAAATTATTTATAATGAGGGATGTGCTGAAGATATCGCTCCAGTGGCGTCAGGAACTAGGGGATTCTTTATACCACCTGATAAATCGAAGCTTAACATGATCAAGTACAGTACCGACGACACTTTATCTATCGTCGATATTTCAGTTTTCAGTGATCATCTTTTCGAGCCAAGAGATATTAGATCTATGGCCATGGTGCCAGGTCTTGACAGTATTCTTTGGATTCTTAAAAGAAACGGCCAGCTATTATCCCTGAGCATTTCAGAAGAAGGGACAGTTCAGGCATTTTCTCGTCATGGAACAGATGGTTTCATTGAAGACATTATGGCCCAGGAAGTCCTGGACTCTAATTTTGCTAAGAGCTCAGGTCCTCGCGCTTACGGCCTTGTAATGGCAGTTATCCGAAATGGTATCCGTATTTATGAGACAATGGCGCTTAGAAACGATGTAAAACCTTCAAACTTCTTATATGCAGACTGTGCTACTTTATTTGGAAGCCCAGTAAACAAATTAAACTATGTAATTAATATAACTGCGGTAACAGATTACAATGGAGGATCTACCCTTGTACTTACCGACTTAGCAGCTTTAGGAACTCTGAGCCCTCATTTTGGATTTAATGACGTGATAGATTTTAACTACCCTTCAACCATTCCAGGAGAGGGAATCTTGAAGTTCCGCGTAACAGTTATTGGAGTAATTAGTGGCAATGTGATTCATGCCCGCGCTGAAGAAGACGTTCCAGTGTATTTACAGAACGTGCAAGGCCAATCACTAACTGCAGCTGAGAAACTTCGTCGTCAAAAAGATTACTTAGAAACAGTCCAGGTTCTTACTGGGCTTACTGCCCTGGCAGGAAAACAAGTTTCGGTATACGCCGACGGATCACTAGTATCGTCGCCTTGGAATCCTGAATATGCTAATGACATTCTAACAGTTGATGAGACTGGTCAGTTGGTATTGCCTAGACAATTCAACTGGGGTTACGTGGGACTTCCATATTATTTTGAAATGGAAACTCTTGATCTAGACGCTTCAGATGCAAGAACTTTTACAGATAAAGGAAAGAATATTAACTCTGCTGGAGTGGCACTAAATAAAACTTTTAGTGGTCTAATTGGGTCACGAGAAAATAACCAAGAGCCGACCTTCGAAGCATTAACCAAGCGCGAGACATACGGAAATACTACTCCGACTGAATCGATTACAGGTGTTCGAAATGTCCCTTTTCCTGCATCATGGAATATGAAAGGAACTGTGGTAATTCGTCAAGTAGACCCATTGCCAATTACTGTGCTCGCGATTTACCCTAAAGGCGTCATAGGAGACTAAAATGGGATTAAGAGGATCTAGAACATTTGCAGTACGTGGAGGATCAAGAACTCCCGCAGTTTCAAATGTAGAACTATATAATAACAATATTGATATAGGCGGAGTAGTGTCTTTTCCGGGTGGAGAATATAGCAATACAAGTCGAGGACTTTACCCCCGTCAAAATACTTTAGAACCTGAAGCTTTTCAGAATGAAGCTTTGGATATCGAGGGGGAATATGGTGATCAAACTATTGGGACAATCAATAGGATTTCTGAACCTCCTCCAACTGGTGCGAATAAGCCCGATGCAGTAAGTTTAGATCTCGACGAAACTGTTTATCCAAAAGACCCGGAGGCCACTAATAATGCCCGCAATGCTAGAATGGGCGCAGCTGCGGTTGAAGCAATTGGCGGAGTTATTAACGCTTCCACTAAACATACTAACTTCGTATCTGAAAATAATATGAAGATTTATCAAGCTCAATTACAGCAAAACTATGTTCGTGCAGATGCAGCAAGAGCAATTCTTCGCGAGGGGAATAAGGCCGCAGACCGCAAAGGGCAAGCTCTTATTTCGGCGGTCGCTCAAGGTCAGTCTCCTACAGGGGATCTAGCTCAGACAGCGATATCGAACGAAGAAGTATATGCTGCACAGAATGCCATGAACATTGAGATCAATGCAATGAGAAGCATTTACGGACTTCAATCAGAAGTAATCAATATGGAAACAAATAATAGGCTTTCAAGAATAAATAGAAATGCAAGCATCGCTCAAAGTATTATTGGCGGGGCATCTAAAGCAGCGGTAGGGTATTATGGGAATTAGAATCAATTCAATTCAATCAAGAGATCAAGTAGATATCCAAAACCCTCAGATGGCGAAGACTCCCCTGCTCAAGAATGACAGCCCGATTCCAGAGAATCTAGGTGCTCCGCTTGAGAAGTATGCAGACTTCATTCAAAAGAAAGAAGCTGCTGCATTAAAGAACGCTCAAAATATTCGCTCCGCTATGGTGAAAAATAAATTCGCCGACTTTGAAAACCAAGCGACTATCAAAGTTCTGGAAGCTCAAGGCGAGAATACTTTCAAAGCGGGAGATATTGCAGGGCAAGAACTTAAAAAGAATATCGCGAAGGAACTTGAAAAGGTTCCAGTACAATACCGCACAGAGTACGCTAATTTCGCCCAGGATTCAATTCAAAGGTTCAATAAGACATCTCAAGGGCGCATGATCTCTGAAGGCCGTAAAGCGGGCGAGGAAGCCTTTAAACGTCGCAGTGAAGATGTGACGGGTAGAGCAGTATTAAACGCATATGATAAACAAGCATTCGAAGTAGACCTGCAAGATCTAGATTCGACGGTAGAACAGCATACGCAGTTGACTATGGGAAGTGAATCCCCGCGTGCTAAAGAGCTTATGGGAATCCATAAAAAGGAAGCACGTTCTACTGCCATCATTAAGACCATTGAAACTCTGACAGCTTCTGGAGATGTTGCGAAGGCCACTGAGATCGCCCAGGACTATAAAGATTCCCTGACAGCTAATGACCTAACAAAGGCATATAAATTCTTAGATGATGGGAAGAAGAAGCGTGATTTAGATACTGCAAAAACTGTTGCCGACGATATTTATGCAACATACGGCGATGATGAAGTAGCAGCATTCGACGCCATTTCAAAGTCAACTTCTGATGGTCAGCTTGCTCGTGATATTCAAACTAACTACACTGCAAGGGCCGCAGCTCAAAGACGAGGAGATAATGAAAAGCGCAAGCAAACATTCGGCGATGTTCAATCTCAGATTATAAAGACAGGTCAATTCACTACTGAAATGAGAATGTCCCTTGATCCTCGAGACGCGAAGGCAGCACAAGAATTATATGTAAGAGTTTCGAGAGGTGAATTAATCCCGAGAAACAATGCAGTATGGAATAGAATGCAGAGAATGTTTGTGGATGAACCTACAAAGTTCTCGCAACAGACTTTTACCGATATCCAATATCAATTACCTAATACAGACATTAACAGTCTTCGTAGAATGCAAAGCACTCTACTTGATCCTATTGCAGATAAGTTCAAACCTTCCGGATCTTCTTACATCCTTCAGAAATACTTAAGACAGATTACAGCAAAGCCTGGAACTTCAAGATACATTCAAGAAGAAGCAGCAATTAGAGAGATGTACACCAATAATTTCTTAAACGCTAAAGCGAACCTTGGAGACAGAGGGAGTCAAGAAGAACTTGATAGGGCCATTGATGAAGGAATGGCGGCAAGCACTGTAAAGACTAGAGATAGCAGAAACATTATTCAACGCATTTGGTCTGACCCTAAGCCGGTAGATATGAAACCCGTTCCCACTCCAACAGAGAAAGGTAAGAAAAAATTTGTCGCTAATCCAGCGGTGCCTGAGTACAATCAGTATTATCCTGAAGATGTTCAGAAGGTGAGAGATTACCTGAAAAAACAAAAGAAAGGGATTGCTCCAACAGACCCAGAGCTTATTGGGGTATTGAGTTCTTTAAGAGACAAAAAACAGATCCGAACAAAATAAAACTAAGAGGAATGTATGGGAATCAGGCTGAATAGCAATACGGCACAAGAGACTACGGACAAAAAACCAGAGTCGGCGAGCTTAACGGAAGGACTAGCGCTAAGTGATAGTAATCCCGTAGAATCCCCTACAGAGATAGTTGAAGACGTCGCACCCGTCGATATTTCGCAAGAAAGAAGCCCTGCTGCAATCGATGAAGCGGCACTTGAAGAGGCCTCAAGAACAGTTTTGAGTCAACCTAATGCTCCTGAGTTTCTTTCTGAAGATGCCATGAGCGAAGCGGTAGACACAGTACTTAATCGCCCCGCCGCCATCCTAGAAGATTCTAAAGTCGTCGCCCGCAAAGTAGATATTTCTCGCACTCAGCAATTAAGGGATATCCAGGAACAATATAAAGTTTCTTCGGATGAAGCCATGGGGCTTCTGACTCAATATCCATATGAAGAATTGAAAGCACAAAAGAAATTTGCAGGGATCACACACGATTATCCTGCTATGTCTAAGTGGGCACAGAAGCCTACGAATATGAAGCTGGCCCAGAAAGATCCGGACGCTTTTAAGAAGATTGAAGAATCTTCTAAGATGCTGGGGTATTTCGGCGACTATGGAAAAGTAGCGCTTCAGAACGTCTACATGATTCCAATGATGGGTCTTCACGCCGCTGTCTCTACTGGGACTGTAAGCATTGAAGATGCAGCAGATATGATGGCACAAGTTCAAGAAGGAATTGATGCCAACCAAATTACTTACAATAGGCCAGGACTAATAGAAATCGGTGCTGGAATGGAGAAACTTACTAAAGGTTTAAACACTATTCTGCCGTATAAATTCTCAGATAAGAAAGGCGATGTAACGTTAGATTCTCTTGGGGCCCTAGCAAAGAAACTGGATATTGCGGCTTCAAATAAAGACTGGAGTTTTCTTACTCGTGCATATAAAAGGTTCAAAGGAACTGATACAGGACTCCTAGATTTCTTAGGTTCAGTAATTAAGAATCCTTCCGCTGCTTTATTGATGTCAGGGCAATCTGCTTATAGCATGGTGCCAGGATTAATTGCACCCATTGCAGGTGCCGCGGGTGGTGCTGCTGTAGGTGGTCCTGTAGGGGCGGCAATAGGAACTGTAGGTGCTTCGTACACTACAGGATTCGCCGTCGCGTACTCTCAGTTCTTCCAAGAGGAATCAGAGAAATTTAAAAATAAGAAAACTGGAAAGATTGATTTCCGTAAAATGTATTCTGATCCCGCTACAGTTTCTCGTATGCGTAATATGGCATTGAAGTATGGAGCTGCTCACGGGGTCTTTGAGGCCATCGGAGGGAAGCTTCTAGGTAAGACCTTCCAAGGTGCGAAGAACGCCACTAAGGGCGCAAAGGTTGCTGCCCTTACAGTGGAAACACTTGAGCAGGCAGTAACTGAAGGTGCAGGAGAAACATTCGCTACTTCGATGACAGGTAAATCAATAGGTGAATCAGTGGCTCAGGGGGCAGCGGAAGCAGTATTCTCCGTTCCATTTACTCCGGGTGCCGCTATGGTACAGGCGTTAAACCTTGCACGCATTAACGCTAAAGAGAAAAAGAAGAAAGCAGGAACAACGCCACCTCCTCCAGGTGCCGCGCCTTCTGCACCAATGCTTAAACCCGTCTTTAAATCTCCTCAAGAGATTATTAAGATCGCCGCAGAAAAACTGGAAGCAGGTAATGCCGTCCAGAACCGTCAGATCATGCAAGAGATGAGAGAAACTAAAACTTCTCCTGCGGTTAAAGATGCACCTCAACAGGTTCAAGAACTTATTAAGGAATCATCTAACCCAACAATCGAAGTCGGAACTGACGAAAATGGGTCTATTTTAGAAGATAACATTGGGCAAGATACAGTAATCTCGTTTGATGTTAATCAATGGGAAGCTTTGGCAGAACAAGTCGGCGAAGATCCAATGGCCATGGCAGAACATTTAGGGCCTAAAGGCGTCGAGGCTTATATTGCTGCTAAGAAAGGTGACACAGGTATCTTCCAAGTAGCCGCCGATGAGTACCACAGATATTCTGATAACCGTCCAGAGCTTGACGATATCATGTACGTTAATGATTCTGAGATGAATGCTGTTGAAGGGAAGCAAACACTAGATATGGCGAAGGAATTGGAAGAACTAATGTTGGATTCTGAAGATGAAACCACATTCGACGACGATATCAATGACGGAAATGAACCTCCTCCAATTCCAACTGACTCGGATTTTTTAGTTGGAGAAACTAATGATACCTTTACGGTATTTGAACCCTCTACCGCAGATGAAAGCTTAGGGGATTTAATTTCTCGCCCAATTGAACTTATTCAATCTACTAGAACTAAAGAACAGAGAGTTGCATACGCTAACATTTTAAGGAAATTGAATAGGACCTTAAAAGATACTCAAGCTCCGAAAGGTCTGGCAGAGGCCATGGCCGACATTCAGTTTTCACATCTTCGTTTTAGATCTGAAGCCACAGGTGTAAAGATTAGTGAGCTTGAATCCAATATTGGAATGGGCTTTTCTACTAAGCTTCCAAATAACACTCTAGGGCAAATGAGTGCAATTAAGGGCTATACCTCTCAACTAGTTAAAATAATTTTTGGTAAAAACACTGAAACGTCCACAGTAATTCATGAGTTCGCACACTCGTGGCTACACAGCATGATCTTAGATTACCCTGTAGTGAGAGATAATCTTTCCCGTACTGCAATTCAAGAGGACTACTACCAAGCAATGCTTCAAGTTGAAAAGATGTTTGGAGTAAATAGTTTATCAGATATTTATAGGATGAACGATACAGACTCCAGATCAATCCATGAAACTTTTGCTCAAACGGCAGAAAGCTATTTCCTCAATGGAGACATGCAGAATAATGGAATGAGAAGAGTTTTTGAGCAAGTTAGGAAATGGATGGCCGATGTGGCTTCAATGATTAATAGACTAACGAGGTCTTACCCTACATTAAAATTAAATCCTGAAATTGAAAGAATGTTCAGGACTATTTTAGATGCTTCAACTGAAGCAGATAGTAGAACCACTGAGATGTTCCCAGAACCTTTATTCACTGAAGATATGCTTGGGCCTGAAAGAGCAGCGAAATATAAAGAGGCCATTGCAGATGCCAGAGATGAATCGGTCGCAAAGCTTTACGGGAAGGCCTTCAATGGTTCTCTTCGTGAACGCGAGAAGTTAATCAGTGACTCCCTAGATCAGATTCAGCTTCAAGCAGAAAATGAAGTAAACGAGTTACCTGCCATAGTCCTTATGGATTTAATTAAGGCAAGGGGGGCAGATGCAAAAATTACTTATCAATCTATTCTTGACCATCTTGCTTTTGGCGATGTTGATATTATGGAACAGCTTAAAGAGTTTATCGCTCCAGGAGTCATGGCACCTAACAAGCGTAGAGGCGTCGATGTTAGAGATGTAATGGAAGCTTTTGGAGTTAATGATCCAAGTGACTTCGTTAATATGTTAGCTCAGATGAAGAACCGCGATCAATTAGTCGAAGCTCGCGCCAATCAATTAATGGACTCAATGTTTCCTGCCCTTAAGACAGACGAAGAAATGCATTTCGAAGCAGTGAAATCTATTCAGGAATCTGGACGTGAAAAGATTCTTGCCATGGATTTAGAAATCCTAGCAGAGAAGCACCTTCAAACTCTTCAGCAGATGAACCAGGATGTCGTAAGATCGCCGTTGAATAACAAACGCAAGACTATGGATGCCTTGAAGAAGATCGCCATTGTACGCGTCTTAGAAGCAGCTTTAAAGACGTTTAAACCTGGACAATATTTAAAAGAAGCTACGAAGTTTAATAAACAAGCGGCTTCGTATTTAGGTCAAACAGATTACCTTGCAGCATTCGACGCTAAACAAAGAGAAGCTGTAAACACTTTTGCATATCTTCAAGCTACTGAGGTCGCTAAACAGATAGATAAAGTTCATGCAGATATTAAAAAGTTTATGAAGCTTTCACCTGAGGCTATTGGCAAGAACTTTGATTTTGATATTTACAGCGCCGCAAAGGATTTCATTACTGAATATCAAAGCGGAAGAATTCTTTCGGATCCTTCAGAAGTTGAAGGCTTTGATAAAATGTCAGAAACAGTGCAGAAAATTGTCACTGATTTAATCAATGCAATTAATTCTGATCTGGCAGTAAAAGATCCAGGGAATCCAGCAATTCAAACTGTCCTGAATATGGGTGAAGTTGTAATGCTTATGAGAAAGCAAGCACGCCAGGCCAAGCAAATTGAAATTAATGGCAAGAAAGAAGACCGTGCCGTAGTAGCTGCCCAGATAGCTGCCGAACTTCAAGGTAACGGAAGCGTTCTTTCGTTCGAAGAAAAAGGGAAAACTCTTTGGCGTGCAGGTCTTGCGAGCATGGATAACCTAATCGCAGGTATGATGTCAGAGAAGGAATTCGCTGGATCTACCTTCATAAGAAAACTCGATGAGGTTAAAGTCGCAGAGAACACTAGGATCGGGCATGCAGATAAAGACCAAGCTCTTCTTCTGACTGCCATTAAGAAGATGAATAAGAATAACCCTGAAGCTCAGAAAGTTACTAAGCAGCTTACAGATGTAAGCGGACCTATGAGAGGCAGGGATTTAGGTAAGCCAGTAGCGGCAAGGGAAATTAACCATACCTTTACTGATAAGGGCGAGCTCCTAAAGACTCGCGCCATTTCAATGTCAGAAGATGGAAGGGCAAAACTCTTAGCAGGTGGAATCAAGTCAAAAGGTAAAGATCCGACAGGACCGATTAATCCTACAGCATTCGACGAAATGTGGGCGCGCATGGAGCGCGATGGAACTATCACAGAAGCGGACATGGAATTTATCCAGACTATGCTAGATATTTTTGAGTCCCACTATCCTGCGGTAAAAGAAGCTGCAAGAAAAGTGGATGGCTTTGAGATTGGTTATATTGCTCCAAGATCAGTACAGGCATTTGGGAAGACCTTTAAGGGTGGATATGTGCCTCTTAAGCGTGGTGAATCCATGACTGAAAGACTGTCAAAAGAATTTGATAGAGTCGACGTCGAAGATAATTACGTTCCTGAGTTCTATCCTGTAACTAATACCTCAATGGAAAAAGAGCGAAGTAATACTGCATATCCTGTGAATGTGGACTTAGGGACTTTGATCTCTGAGCTTAATGCCGTGTACCGTGTCGCATATCTTAGACCCGTAATGTACGAAGTAGGAAAGATCATTTCCGAACCGGTCATCCAGAAAGTTATGGAGCAACGTCGTCCAGGAGCAATGAAGGCCATTGTGCTTCCATGGTTTAAAAAGACTATGGCACAGCAATATATTGAGAGGGTTCCGAAAGATAAGTTATTCTTCCAGGGATTAGAAACCTCCGTGAACAACGTGTCTAATAGGGCAAAGATAAGTATTTTCTTAGGGAATTATTTCTCCGTAGCAAAACAGCCTTTGGGAATTATTCCTGCATTTGCATTACTTCCCTCTCAGAAGGTAGCTAATGCAATGGCAAAAGTTTTAATCTCCCCTAGAGGAATGAAGAATAAAATTGCTAATATGTCGCCGCTAATGGCAGAGCGTTTTGATACTAACAGTAGAAATATTGTCAGGTCATTAGAAGACTTTTCATTAAACCATTCTTGGAAAAATACTGCTAAACAAGGAGTAGAGTTAGCTACTTACTGGCCAATCCAAATGGCGCAGAACTTAACAGATACTGTGGTATGGACGGCTGCGTATGACACAGCGATCTTTAAATTAAAATTAGATTTACCTCAAGCAAGAGCGTACGCCGATAGTTTTGTAATCCGCACTCAGACAACCAATAATATTTCGGGGATGCAGGGACTACGTTCTGGAAACGTATTTGTGAGAATGTTCACTACCTTTGCGACTGTCCCAATTGGTATGGCCGGACTGCAAATTGAAGCAAGAGGAAGAGCTAAAGGCACGGCGGCACCAGAGTACATTGCTTTAATGGCAAACTCATATGCTTTCACCGCGGCACTTCCTGCAATTCTATCTGCTATGGTCAGCCTACCCGCAGCAAGCTTATTGCTACTTAGCGGTGGGGGTGACGATGAAGAAAGAGAAGAAGCTTTTGACGCTATAGCCCTAAGAGCTATTCCAGAAATTCTTGACAGTGCCCTGCCAGTATTTGGGCAAAACCTTGCTGCGCTATTTGGAGGCCTAGAGGGTGATCCTAGAATGGCACAAGTCGGAGTAATACCTCTTGCCCGTCAAGTATTAAGCGGTGCTCAGGGTGTAAGGGCCGGAATAGGTAGAGCATTACCAAGCACACTTGGAGAATCCGATAACAAAGTAATTCGTGGAATCTATGACACTTTATCTGTAGAAGAGTTCACTGACAGGGACTATAAGAACATGGCAACCGCAGCAGGACTTCTATGGGACGTTCCAGTAGGGGCAATTCCAAGCATAATTAACAGAACTGAGAAGGTAATACCGGCCATTAATCCTGATTTCGACATGGAAGCAATGATTAATGATCTTGACCTGCCTAGGTAGTGGACTTAAACTAATGTAAACAAAGGATTAAAATATGACCCTTCCTGTCAACACAACGCCGACTTCTACATATCTCGGGAATGGGACCGCTAACGTCTTTCCGTTTACATTTAGACCACTAACTATTGATAACATTAGAGTTACTGTATTTGACTCTGATGGGATGGGTACAGAACTAATTGACTCAACAGATTATGACGCCACTTATGAAACTTTTCCGCTTTCAGGTGGAGAGGTATCTTTAATTAATTTAGTTAAACCATATCTTAACGGCGCTGGTAAATTAATTGCAGGATACAGTATTTTTATTGAGTACCTTCCAGTCCTATCCCAAGAAAGAAGATTTAAAGATTACGGTCCTCATGCCCCTATTGAAATTGAAAAGGCGGCAGACCAAACTACTTCTGACATGCAGGCCATGAATGCCAAGATAGATAGAGCACTAACCATTCCAGGTGGTGGATCTATCAACCCAGTGCTGCCCCCATTTATTGGGCAGGCAAGAAAGATCCTAAGAGTTAATGACACAGAAGACGGTATTGCTTTAGGGCCTACAGTTGACAGTATCTTTACAGCGCTTGCCGACGCACAAACAGCGGCAGACAACGCAGCGGCCAGTGCCGTAGCGTCAGATGCTTCTGCAGATGCTTCAGCGGCCTCAGCAGTTTTAGCACAAGATCAAGTAGCATTAGCTGCCCAGCAAGTAACTCTTGCAGTGGCACAAGTTGGACTTGCCGAAGCCGCTAGGACAGCAGCAGAAGCGCAAGTCCCTCTTGCTGCAGCTCAGGTAGCATTGGCGACGACTCAAGCAAGCCTGTCAGAGCAATGGGCAATTCTCTCTAAGATGTATGCGGAGACTACTCAGTATGATTCAATCATTGAGCTAGATTCTGCCGTTGACTCCCCATATGTAATCACGAATGCGGATCGCGACAGGATTTTTAATGTCGACGCCGCTCTTCAAGATATGGTGTTCGTTCTCCCTGATATGAGCACAGTAGACCCAGACTTTAAGTTCGCCACTGTTAAGAGGGAAGACTCACTCTTTGCTATTCGTATTAACGCTAATGTCGTCGACACTATTAATGGTCAGGCGAGTGTTGCCGTTAACATGGAAGCTTATGGATTCACAGTCCACGCTCTTCTTCCAGGAACAGACTGGGTAGGAAAGTACTTCCTTCTTGAAACTTCGGGATCAAGTGGCGGAGGTGGAACTGCAGGATATGTAATCAACCCTGTTCAGAACATTGTAGGAAACGGAAAGATTGTTCTTTCTTCTGATAAGATGCAATGGGACAAGGTTCAAGGATCTGGTGGACCTCAAACCGCCAATGCTTCACCTTTTATGGCCGCGGCCCTTGATGGAACTGTCATTACATTAGAGGGTCAAGACGATGCAAATTATTTAATGATCCCTCACAGTGACGCTGCAGGGGGCTGCATAAACCCAGGTAAGGGAGATATTTTCCTTATGAAAGGAACTACAGTAACATATATGTACGACTTAACAGATGATAGATATAAATCTACTTCATGGAATGGAATATAATGAAAAATTTAATCTTACTGACCACACTCTTATTCTCTACGGTATTGCAGGCCGCTGACCTCACAGTCAAAGCGGACGCCATCACCACTAACAACCCTGCCAAGACTGTCATTGACGTTAAAAAGAACGTCGACATTCAATCTACTGGAGGAATCTACCTTCCTTCAGGGACCACGGCACAACAACCAGTTCCTTATAAGGACGGGATGCTCCGCTATAATTCGACGCTGGGGACAGCTGAGATCTATTCTGGAGGTGTTTGGGGAGAAGTAGGGGGCTCAACTACTATCCTGGATTGGGTTCCAAGTACTAACTATGAAGCAGGTGACTTCGTAATTGAGTCTCTTAAGCTTTACAGAGCGCTATTAAACCACACTTCTGGCCTATCCTTTAATCCCGATTTAGTCGCGGGAGACTGGGAGGAAATTTCTCCTACTGTCATGCCGAACCTTACGGGGGATGTTACAAGTGTTGGAACGGTCACAACGTATAATGGAATTGTTCCTATCGCTAAGGGTGGTACGGGATCAGCTGCTCAGAACTTTGTAGACCTAACAACTAATCAAACAATTGCAGGTGACAAGACGTTTGTTAATGATGTTAACGTAAACGGTATCACCTCATTAAATTCTTCGTTAAACGGCCCTTTAAAGGCAACGTCGGGGGTAGTGAATACAGGAAACATTAACGCTGCTACAGAAATGACGGGAGTTTTACCTATCGCCAATGGCGGTACCGGACTTTCAATTTCCGGAACAAGTGGAAATGTTTTAACTAGCGATGGAACAAATTGGGTTTCAATGCCCGTGTTAGGCGTGACTACTTATAATGCCACACTTTCAAATGGTTTAATATATCCTATTTGGGATTTTACTAATCCTACTAAGTTAGCAAACCCAGCTACACTTCCGGCTGGTACTGGCCGTGCAACTTCATGGTCACCAGACGGACAATTTATGGTCGCTGCTCATGGTACAACTCCGTTCATTACAATCTATCAGAGAAGTGGAACTACTTTTACCAAACTAACTGATCCAGCTACACTTCCGA